ACGACGCTATGGACGCCGCTATGGACGCAGACGCCGATGAAATCGAGTTTGACGACCAGGAAATGGAGTCAGTAGAGTATGAGCTTGACGAAGACTTTGACGATCAAATCGACGAAGCAACTAAGTTGAGCGACCAAGTCTCTCCACAGTCTACCAAAGAAAAATTGGACGTACCTGATCCAGGTGCAGACAACACTCAAAGCCCTTTTACTAACAAGCCAGCAGGCACAACAGTTGAAGGCGCAGGTAGCCCTGTAGTAATCAAGGATGGTGGCGAAGGCGATCACGGCGACAAAGGTGTCCCTAACCCACGCGATCCAGGTGATCACAACATTGATGTAGAGCACAAGTCAAACGCTCCACAGCAAACCAAAGAGAAACTGTCAGTGCCTAATCCAGGCGAAGATGGTTCAAACGGTGATTCACCATTTACTAAGAGCCCACGTTAATAGGAGTTTTGTATGTCACGTCAACTGTTTGAATACATAAATCCCAGAGACGCTAAAGTCCGAATCTTCGAATCTGAGGACAAGGATGGCAAAAAGACTATGGGTATGGAAGGTATTTTTGTTCAGGCTGAACAACGCAATCAAAATGGCAGGGTTTACCCTCTCAAGGAGATTAAGCGAGCAGTTGACGAGATTGATCAGAGGATCCGCAAAGGCGAGACCGTAATGGGCGAGCTGGATCATCCACCAGAACTACAAATTAACTTGGACCGTGTTAGCCACATCATCGAAGATATGTGGATGGACGGTAACAATGGTATTGGAAAACTTAAACTCATAGAAACGCCAATGGGCAATATTGCTACTGCGCTTATGAAAGCAGGAGCAAAACTGGGCGTATCTAGTAGGGGCTCAGGCAATGTGGACGATAACGGCATTGTCGAAGGCTTTGAATGCGTAACAGTGGACATTGTGGCACAGCCCAGTGCTCCTGAAGCATACCCTAAGCCAGTCTATGAGAGTTTGTTTAACATGCGCGGTGGTGCAGTTCTTCACAGAACAGCCGCCGCAGTAACACACGATAAAAGTGCAGAAAAACACCTTGTCAAAGGTATCCAGTCTTTGATAAGGGAATTAAATCTCAAGTAATAGGAGATAAAGATGGCAGTGACATTTAACGAACTCCTGGAAGGAACTAACTTGTCTGAAGAGGCTCGTGAGTCAATCCAGGAAGCCTGGGAGTCACGCCTTGACGAAGCCCGTGAAGAATTGACGGCAGAACTTCGTGAAGAGTTTGCTCAGCGTTATGAGCATGATAAGGGATTGATTGTGGAAGCAGTTGATAACTTTATCTCTACACGAGTTGAAGCTGAAGTATCTGAACTGGCTGAGGACAAGAAGGCCCTGGCTGAAGAAAGAGTTAAATATCGCAAGGCTATCGGTGAACATGCTAAAGTGCTTGACAGATTTGTAACTGAAATGGTTGCTAAAGAAGTCAAGGAACTACACGCTGATCGTAATCGTGTCTCAGAGCACCTCAACAAGTTGGACGGCTTCGTTGCTGACCAGCTCGCTGAAGAGCTTATTGAGTTCCACGAGGACAAGAAAGCGTTGGTAGAGCAGAAGGTCAAGATGGTCCGTGAAGGCAAGCGTCAGCTCGCTGAAACTAAAAAGGACTTCATCTCTAGAGCCGCAGAGAAAGTTGAGAAAGTTGTCAACGCTACTATGGCATCAGAGATTGCGACATTCAAGGATGACATCACCGCCGCCCGCGAGAACGACTTTGGACGTCGTCTCTTCGAGGCTTTTGCTTCAGAATACAATTCATCGTACCTGAACGAAACCAAGGAGATTCGCAAGGTCCAGAAATCACTTGCTGAAATGAAATCACAACTTGATGAAGCCAAAGCTAAAATCAGTCAACGTGAGGAAGCAGTACAACTCACAGAGAGCAGACTGAGAATTGCTGAGGACAAGTATGCTCGTAAAGAGAAACTTGATGAGTTGATGAAGCCACTCAGCCGTGAGAAGAAAGAAATCATGTCTGACCTGCTCGAGAGTGTCAAAACTGAGAAGTTGGAAGGTGCTTTTGAAAAGTACTTGCCCAGCGTAATCAGCGAAGATGCGCCCAGAGCTAAAAAGACATTAAACGAGTCAGTTACCAGCAGTCGCGAAGTAACTGGTAACAAAGAAGAGACAGTTTTAACTGAATCTCAAAATAACGAACCGGAAGTCAGTGCTGAAATCATTGAAATCCGTAAGTTAGCCGGACTTTGATAGGAGATAAAAATGGCTAAATTGTTTGAAAGCAACTGGTCAGCAACCAAAGAAGCACTTACTGAAGGCCTTACAGGTCAGCGTAAGGGTACAATGGATGTTGTTCTGGAGAATGCTAAGAAGTATTTGACAGAGACAGCCTCTCCAGGTGCTACGGCTGCTGGTAATATTGCTACACTTAACAAGGTGATGCTCCCACTGATTCGCCGCGTAATGCCCAGCGTTATCGCTAACGAACTGGTAGGTGTACAGCCTATGACTGGCCCTGTTGGTCAGATCCACACACTGCGTGTACGTTACGCAGAAACTGCCGCTGGCGTTGTTGCTGGTACAGAGGCACTGAGCCCATTTGCGCTCGCTACACAGTATTCAGGCAAGCCTGATGCTACAGCGGTTGCAGAAGGTCTGCCAGGCCACCGTATGAGCATCCAGATCTTGAAAGAGACAGTAGAAGCTAAGACACGCAGACTGTCAGCTCGCTGGACTTTCGAAGCGGCTCAAGACGCTGAAGCTATGCACGGCGTTGACGTAGAAGCAGAGATCATGCAAGCTCTGGCACAAGAGATTGTTGTTGAAATCGACCAAGAGATCATCAACAGCCTCCGCGCTCTTGCTACTCCAAACTCTACAACAGTAGACTTCATGGACTTCCAGTACTCAAATGCTACATTGGCATCTGGCACTGACTCAGCAGTCTATGCACCAGTATACGTTGGCGATCGCCACGCTATCCTGGCAACAGAAATCAACCGTTCGGCTAACCGCATCGCGGCTCGTACACGTCGTGGCGCTGGTAACTACGTTGTAGTTTCTCCAGAAGCCCTGACAATCCTCCAGTCAGCATCTACATCAACATTTGCTCGTACTACAGAGGGTTCATTCGAAGCTCCAACTAACACTAAGTTTGTTGGTACACTGAACGGCACCATCCGTGTATTTGTTGACAACTACGCAAATGACGGTACTATGGTACTGGTAGGCTACAAAGGTTCATCTGAGACAGATGCTCCTGCGTTCTACTGCCCATACATCCCACTGATGAGCACAGGTCCAGTTATGGATCCAAACACTTTCGAGCCAGTCGTATCATTCATGACACGCTACGGCTACAAAGAGTTGACAAACACTGCTTCTTCACTGGGCAACGCTGGCGACTACGTCGACGGCATCGGTCTTGCAAACGTAACATTCCACTAATCTTACAGCAAGACATCAGTTCAACAAGAGCCCTCTTCGGAGGGCTTTTTCATGACTTCGTGATATCGGATAAATAGACAGATAAGCGAACTTAAAGGTCCCACACATGGCTGATACTTGGAATCATAAAACTGTTATTACACCTGATGACGCACTGTACATTGACGGTGAACTTATCATCAAGGGTAACATCGTTCAGGTTGAGACAACTCAGATTATCAACAAGTTAGAATCTAATACACTCATTATCAACTCAGATGGTAGTATTGGTCAAGATGGTAGATATGCTGTACCACAACTTGTACTAAAGTACAACTATACTGGACAACAGGCCCTGGGCTGGGGCATGATGCATTATCGTGCTGATGATACTAGCAGGGGTAACGATCCTGGTTTGGGATACATGAGATTTTCAACTGTGGGTTATCCAGTCAACGGTGCTATACAAATTCAAAAGATTCACACTATGCCACCTGACAACACCAACAGTAGCAGTAACATTGCTATACTGGAAGGTAATTTATGGACAGGTAATGCTGGAGCGGCATTTGCTATGACATCTGCCATTACGTTCAATATTACAAGTAATGATAATGGCGGTTACACTGATATTATTCCTGTTTCGGATAGTTTTATTAAAGCAGGTGATACAGTTACGTTCCCTCTAAATCTTGATCCTACTGGCGTAATACCTGCAGTATATGGTGCTAACAATAGCACAACAAACCGTATTGATGTTGATAGCAAGGGTAGAATTATTAGTGTAGTAAATCAACCTATCAGCATTACATTTGACCAGATTACTGGTGGTAGCATTAGTACTGATACTGCTAACAGTATATACGATGTGTTTAGTGCTGGCACAGGACTTACATTTACTGGCAACACTGCAATACCCAATGGACAATTTTATATCACTGACACTGGTGTAGGTGCTGGTAATTATGGCAAGGCTAACAGCACTGTAAACTTTACAGTAAACGCACAGGGTCAGTTGACCACAGCGGCTAATGTTCTTATTAACATAGAAGCATCACAAGTAAGTGACTTTGAATCAGCAGTAGAAGCATTACTAGGCGCAGTAA